CGGGCGCTGCAGGCGGTGCAGCCGATTGCGGCGCTCGACCCGTCCGCGATGGACGTGATCGACGTCGACGCCACGGTGCGCGACCTGGCCGACGCCTTCGGCATGCCGGCGAAGAACCTGCGCGACCCGAAGGCGGTGGCCCAGGTGCGCGCGCAGCGCCAGCAGCAGGCGCAAATGGCGATGCTGGCGGACAAGGCGGGCGCGATCGGCGCCGGCGCGAAGAACCTGGCGCTGGCCGGCCAGACCGCGGTGGAAATGACCCGCCAGCCGGCCGAGGCCGCGGCATGAGCGCCGCGATCGAATGGCTGACGCGGGCGTTCGGCGGCCGGCGCGCGCAGGTGGCGATGGCCTATCGCAACCTGCTGGGCGCCGACAACCCGAGCGGCCGGCTGATCGTCGCGGACATGGCGCGCTACTGCAACGTGGGCGTGACCAGCTTCGTGCCGGGCGACCCGCACCAGACCGCGTTCCGCGAGGGCGCGCGCGACGCCTTCCTGCACCTGGTGCAGATGGCGGGGCTGCGGCCCGAGGATTCCGAGCTGATGAAGCTCGATGGCTGATGGAGCGACCATGACCGGATCGGCAGCACAGGGCGCGAGCGAAGGCGGCGGCAACGCGGGCGCGGGCAGCGGCGGCGGCCAGGCCGCGGCGGCGGGCTTCGACTGGGCGGCATCGCTCGGCGACGGAGCGAAGGACCTGCTGCCCGTCGTGCAGACGAAGGGCTGGAAGGGCCCGGCCGACGCGGTCAAGAGCTACACCGAGCTGGAGAGCACGCTCGGCCGCGATCGCGTGGTGCTGCCCGGCAAGGATGCGAAGCCGGAGGAGTGGGATGCCGTCTATGCCAAGCTCGGCCGCCCCGCGACGCCCGACGCCTACGGCTTCAAGCCGCCCCAGGGCATCCCCGAGGGCGTCTACGACCCGAAGTTCGCAAGCTGGGCGCAGACCGCGTTCCACAAGGCGGGCCTGTCGCCGCGCCAGGCGCAGGCGGTGCACGACGAGTTCGTGCGCATGTCGATCGAGGGCCACAACGCGCGCGTTGGCGAGATCAAGTCGAAGGGCGACGCCGGCGAGGCCGAGCTGCGCAAGGAGTGGGGCGCCGACTACGACAAGCACGTCGAGGCCGGCCGTCGCGCGGCGAAGGCGCTGGGCGTCGAGGCCGAGGATCTCGACCGGATCGAGAGCGCGATCGGCATGCCGAAGCTGCTCAAGCTGTTCGCCAACGTCGGCGGTCGCATGGGCGAGGACACCGCGGTGGGCGCGGGCGGCGGCGGCCTGCGCGACCCTGCCGGCGAGCTTGCGGACCTGAACCGCCGCTCCGCCGCGGAGTCCGCGAAGGATCCGGCGTGGGCGAGCACGCCCGAGGGCCAGCAGGTCGAGCGCCGGCGGCTCGAGCTGTACGCCAAGCTTCACCCCGGCATGGCGTCTTGAGCGAGGCCACCCGGATAGCGGCGCTGAACGCCGCGATCGACTTCAGGACGGGCACGATGCGCCCGGCCGACGTGATCGAGCTGGCTCGCCAGTTCGATGCCTACCTGGCAGGCGGCGCTCCGCATGGAGCCCGCCGCCAGGACCAAGCACCCCGGACAAGCGGCCGCCCCGCCCCGGGTGCACGCGCGTAAGACGCGCCGAGAGACGGCGGGCGATACCGCCGAGGACCGGGTCCGCTTCACGCGGGCAACCCTCCGAACCGTGCAACCCGATCCGCCCGGCTGGATGCCGGCGGGCACACATAGGAGGGACATCCGTTGTCCACCCAGATCCCGGTCAGTTTTGCGATCAAGTTCCGCGACGACTTCCTGATGCTGTCGCAGCAGCGGGGCAGCCGCCTGCGCGGCGCGGTGCGCACCGATCCCGACTACCTGCAGGGCAAGTCGGGCTATTTCGAGCGCATCGGCGCGACGGCCATGGTGGAGCGCCTGTCGCGCCACCAGGACACGCCGCGCGTGGACACGCCGCACAGCCGCCGGCGCGTCAGCCTGCGTGATTTCGAGTGGGCCGATCTGATCGACCCGCAGGACGTCGCGCGCATGATGGCGAATCCGCAGAACCGCTATGTGATGAACGCCATGTGGGCGGCGGGCCGTCAGATCGACGACCTGATCATCGCGGCGGCCAACGGCAACGCCTACTCGATGGACAGCGACGACGCGGCGACGGCCGTGGCGCTGCCGTCGGCGCAGAAGGTTGCGGTCGCGTCGACCGGCCTGACCGTCGACAAGATGCTGCAGGCGAAGCAGATCCTGGACGCGGCCGACGTCGACGAGATGGAGCCGCGGTTTGCGATCGTCACCTCGAAGCAGGTGAAGGACCTGCTCAACACGACCGAGGTGAAGAGCGCCGACTACAACTCGGTGAAGGCGCTGTCCGAGGGCCGGATCGACACGTATCTCGGCTTCAAGTTCATCCGGACGGAGCGGCTCACCAACGCCTCGACCACCCGCTACTGCCTGTTCTACGCCCAGACCGGGCTCGGGCTGGCGACGGGCGCCGAGATCACCACCGACATCGGGCCGCGGCGCGACAAGGGCAACTCGACGCAGGTCTACCTCGCGATGACCTTCGGTGCCACGCGCATCGAGGACGCGAAGGTGGTCCAGGTCGCGTGCCAGGAGAGCTGATCGGGCTCTTCTGGCGACCCCTCGCACCACCCTGAACCTGAAGGAGAACTCCCTTGGCTGTTGTGAACACCAAGAGCACCGAGGTCACCAACGCGGACTCGACGCCCGTGAAGGCGACCGGCATCCACATCTCGGGCGGCCGCATCTACGAGAAGGTCGGCACGGTCGAGATCGCGGCGGCGGACGACAACGCGTCCGTGTTCCGCTTCATGCGGGTGCACTCGTCCTGGCGCATCTCGTCGATCGAGCTGTTCAACGATGCGATCGCATCGGGCTCGGCCTTCGACTGCGGCCTGTACCAGACCGCGGAGAACGGCGGCGCCGCGGTCGACGCGGACTGCTACGCCACCGACGTCTCGCTGACGTCGGCGCGCACGACGCCCACCGACCTGCGTTTCGAGGCGATGGACATCGCGAACATCGAGAAGCGCGTTTTCGAGGACGGCGGCCTGACCAGCGACCCCGGCCGCTGGTACGACCTGTGCCTCACGGCCGACACCATCGGCACCGCGGCCGGCACGGTCAGCCTGCGCGTCCGGTACGTCGGCCCGGCCTGATGACGGCTCCGGCCGACATCTGGCGCAAGCTGGGCGGGCGGGGGGCAGCCCCCGCCCGTCTCGGCCGGCACGGCGGGCCGCTGCTCATCATGGGTGGCGGCCGCACGCTGTGGGCCGACGTCGCCGCGGCCGAGCCATGGCCCGGAGAGCGGATGGCGATCAACGATGCCGGCGCCCACTTCCACGGGATCGTGTCGCACTGGGTGACGCTGCACCCCGAATACCTGCCCGGCTGGCGCGCCTACCGCCGCGGGCACTGCTACGGCGAGGGCCGCACGCCGGTCTGCCACGCCGCGCGCGTCGCGGAGGGCGTGGACGTGGCCTGGCCGATGGAGAACCTGGGTGGCACCTCGGGCCTGTTCGCCTGCTACGTCGGGCTGATGCTCGGCTATGACAGGATCGTCCTGGCGGGCGTGCCGATGGACAATGCCGGCCACTACTTCGACCCGCCGCGGGTGGCGACCGACTTCGAGGCCGAGGGCACCGCCGAGGTCTGGCAGCAGGCCCGCGACCGCATTTTCCACGGCCGGGTGACGTCGCTGAGCGGCCGCACGCGCGAATGGCTGGGCGCGCCATGAGCGATCGCCGCGGCGCCGAGCTGCACAAGTATGAGCGCATGTGGGCGCACCCCGCCTATCGCCGATGGTCGCCCGGCCTCGACTGCGTGCCGCGCGCGATCGAGGCGCTGGGGATGAAGCCCGGCCAGTCGGTGATCGACTTCGGCGCCGGCACGGGCCGCGCGAGCGAGGCGCTCGCCGTCGCGGGGCTGCGCGTCCTGGCGGTGGACCTGGCTGCCAACTGCCTCGACCGCGACGTCGCCGTGCCCTTCGTCCAGGCGTGCCTGTGGGACATGCCGTTCATGCGCGCCGACTGGGCGTTCTGCTGCGACGTGCTGGAGCACGTCCCGCCGGAGCACGCGGCGTCGGTCCTGGCCAGGGTCTGCGACGCCGGCAGCCGCGGCGCCTTCCTCTCGATCGCCACCGAGCCCGACGGGTGCGGAACGCTGATCGGCGAGCCGCTGCACCTGACCGTCCAGCCGGCCGCGTGGTGGGCGGCGCTCGCGCCCGCCGGCGCGCGGGTCCGGGAGACGCCCGGCAACGTCGAGCTTGTGGTGACGCGATGACCGTCTCCGTCGTCTCGATCTGCAACCGCGCGCTCGACACGCTGGGCGCCGACCCGATCACCTCGCTCGAGGACACCTCGAAGGCCGCCCGGCTGTGCTCGCGCAATTACACGATCAGCCGCGACGCGGTGCTGCGCGCCTATCCCTGGAATTGCGCCATGGCGCGCGCCTCGCTCGCGGCGCTCACCGACACGCCCGCCTTCGGCTTCGCCTACTACTACCAGGTGCCCGACGATTTCCTGCGCCTGTGGCGGCTGCAGGACGAGGACGAGGGCGTGGTGAAGTGGCGCCTTGAGGGTCGCCGCATCGCGACCGACCAGGCCGCCCCGCTGCTGATCGTCTACGCCCAGGTGGTGACGGACCCCGCGCAGTTCGACGCGCTGCTGGTCGACGCGCTGGCGGCCCGGCTGGCGGCGGACATCGCCTACTCGCTGGTGGGCTCGCAGCAGGCGCAGGCGGCCGCCTGGGACGTCTACCGCGCCAAGCTGACCGAGGCCCGCCAGATCGACGCGCAGGAGCAGGGCGTGCCCGACGAGTTCTCGGCGCCCGACTGGATCGAGAGCCGGCTGTAGGCCCATGGCCCGCGTCGCCCCCATCCTGCCCAGCCTGAACGCCGGCGAGTGGTCGCCGCGGCTCTACGGGCGCGTGGACCTGCAGAAGTACCCGGCGGCGCTGCGGCGGATGATCAACTTCATCGGCCTGTCGCAGGGCGCCGCCACCCGCCGGCCGGGCACCCACTATGTCGCGAACACGAAGGGCAACAAGGTCGCGCGCTTGGCGCCGTTCGAGTTCTCAACGGTGCAAGCCTACATGCTCGAATTCACCGACCTGGTGATGCGGGTCTTCAAGGACCGCGCGATCATCGAGAGCAGCCCGGGCGTGCCGCTCGAGGTGGTCTCGCCCTATGGCGCAGCACTGCTCGCCGGCCTGAAGTGGGCGCAGTCCGCGGACACGATGTACATCTGCTCGCCGACGAAGCGTCCCTACAAGCTGACGCGCACCGGGCACACGTCGTGGAGCTTCACCGCGGTCGCCTTCCAGGACGGCCCGTACCTGCCGCAGAACACCGGCACGACGACGCTGGCGCTGTCCGCCACCTCGGGCTCGGTGACCGTGACCGCCTCCGCGGCGCTCTTCGCCAGCACCGACGTCGGCCGGCTGATCCGCTTCCTCGACACCGGCGGGGCGTGGACCTGGCTGGAGATCACCGCCTACACCGACACGACGCACGTGACGGCCACCGTCAAGGGCAGCGCCGCCGGCGCCGGCACCGCGGTGACGACGTGGCGGCTCGGCGCCTGGTCGGACACCACCGGCTGGCCGTCGTGCGTGTCGTTCTTCCAGGAGCGGCTGTTCTTCGCCGGCACCACCAGCCAGCCGCAGACCGTGTGGGCATCGAAGTCGGGCGACTACGAGAACTTCCAGCCCACCACCACGGCCGCCAGCCCCGCGCCCGCGACGCTCGACGACAACGCGATCACGCTGACCATCTCCGACGACCGGGTGAACGCGATCCGATGGATGAGCGCCGGCCGGCAGCTCGTGGTGGGCACGGTGGGCGGCGAGTTCACGATCGCGGCGAGCAACCTCAACGAGGCGATCACCCCCTCGAACGCGAACGTGAAGCGGGAGACCACCCGCGGCTGCGCCGACCTGCAGCCGGTGCGCATCGGCCAGGCCGTGCTGTTCGTGCAGCGCGCGGCCCGGAAGATCTTCGAGATGGCCTACAACTACGAGGTCGACGCGCAGGTGGCGCCGGACATGACGCTGCTGGCCGACCACCTGTTCCGCTCGCAGGTGGCGGAGATCGCGTATCAGGCGGAGCCCTGGTCGATGCTGTGGGCGGTGCGCGCCGACGGCACGCTGCTCGGCTTCGTCTACCTGCGCGACCAGTCGGTCACCGGCTGGTCGCGGCAGACGATCGGCGGGACCGGGGTCAAGGCGCTGTCGATCGCCTGCATCCCCGGCACCGGCCAGGACGAGCTGTGGCTGGTGGTCGAGCGGACGGTGAACGGCAGCACGGTCCGGCATGTCGAGTATCTCGCCTACGAGTTCTATCCCGAGGACGAGGACGACAAAGACGACGCCTTCTTCGTCGACTCCGGGCTCACTTATTCGGGCGCGGCCACGACGACGCTGACCGGGCTCACGCACCTGGAGGGCCAGACGGTGCAGGTGCTCGCCAACGGTGCCGCGCACCCCGACTGCATCGTGAGCGGCGGGTCGATCACGCTGCAGCGGGCGGTGACGCGCGCGCATGTGGGGCTCGGCTACACCTCGACGCTGGAGACCATGGACCTCGAGGCCGGCGCGCAGGACGGCACGGCGCAGGGCCGCCGGCGGCGCATCCACGAGCTGGGCGTGAAGTTCTGGGCGACGCTCGGCGCGCGCGTGGGGCGCGACGGCAACATGGACCGCATCGAGTTCCGCCGCGGCTCCGACCCGATGGACGCGAGCCCGCCGCTCTTCACCGGCGAGAAGCGCGTCCCCTTCCCGCCCGGCTGGGACGTCGAGTGCCGGGTGGTGGTCGAGCAGGATCAGCCGCTGCCGTGCACCGTGACGGCGCTGGTGCCGCACATGAACACGAACGATTGAGGGTGCCATGTGCTGGGTCGCCGTCGCCGCCGTCGCCACCGTGGTCGGGTCCGCGCTCTCGGCCTATGGCCAGATCCAGAGCGGCCGCGCCGCGGCGCAGGCTGCCGACTACAACGCGACGGTCACCCGCAACCAGGCGATCGCCACCCAGCAGGAAGGCGAGGTGCGCGCCCAGCAGGAGCAGGCGCAGGCCTCGGCCGACGAGCGCACCCAGCGCGATCGCTTCCGCCGGCTGCAGGCCACCGCGCTCGCGTCGCTCGGCACCTCGGGGCAGACCGGCGAGGGCAGCGCCACCGACCTGCTGGCCGAGAACGCCAGCCAGGGCGAGCTCGACGCGCTGACGATCCGCTACGGCGGCCAGGTGCGCGCCGACAACCTGCGCCGCGCCGCGGCGAACAGCGCCAGCGCGCTGAACAGCCAGGCTGCGCTCTACCAGTTCGAGGGCCAGCAGCGGAAGTTCTCCAGCTACCTCGGCGCCGGCACGACGCTCCTGCAGGCCGCCGGCAGCTTCGGCAGCACGTTCAAGTGGGGCAACAACGGACTCGAGTTCGCGCGGAGCACGGCCTGATGCCGTTCCAGATTCCCGCTTTCATCGCGACCACGCGCCTGCCGGGCGCGCAGCCCTCGACGCTGGCGCAGCAGCCGTTGCGCTCGATCGACGCCGCGGCGGCACCGGGCCTG